TCAACAACATCAACAATAACACCAACTACAACAAAACCAACAACACCAATACCAACACTTTTAGAAATAATAATGCTGGTAATGCCCACGGTGGACGAAGAAATGTCGTCAAACCTGGCAACCCAAACAACAACAACAACAACAACAACAACAACAACAATATAAGAGAACATTCCAGAATTACTAATAATATAGAAAGAAACTGGTATACATATCCACAAAGTGATATTTTATATTCTCTTAAAAATAAAAAACAAACTCAAGGACTTCGGGTCAATACTGATAACCAACAAAAATTTTTCCAAAATTTACTTAATACCAAATGTTTAGTCAATGATGAGAAAAGTTGGGATTATCACCCACATATTGGCTTGGCTGCTATACGCCGTGAGTTTGAACAACTAATTACACTTGGTAACGCACCCTTGCGTTATTTTGATGTAGGAGCAGGGGCTAGATCACTTAAGAATGGCCTTCTTCATATTCATAACAACAGGCCTGTTATTTCGATAGCAGACAAGGAGAGAAATATGAAGTTTGAACTAGTTTTAAACACTATACCGGAAACTTATGACGGCAGACCTATAAGAAATGAGTACAGGGATAAAATCTGTACTTGCGAATTTGGAGCTGATAACCTTATAACTGGTTGTCAACACCTAATACCCGCAAATTTCGACGGTGTGCTTAGCATAGATTCATCTTACTATGGAAATGTTTTTCAACACATCTTAAGGTTTTTACGTGGTAATGCTGAGATAGCAACTGATAAACATGCTTATCTGGCTTTCCACGTATTTGACCCGACCTTTGTGCAATCAACCATTTCTGTAGCTGGTGAGAAGGAAGGTGTTTACGACATACACAATGATGTCGTGACCATGCGTGTTAATGGCAATCCTCATTGCTATAAACACCAACTGCATCCCCTTAACAACCTCTTATTAAAGGAGGATTCTTGCAAATTTACATATCCTTTGCTTGGTCAATACCAAGCGACTGTAATCCGCCGAGCTGAATTCGGAACATCTAGTTATCTACTCGTACGAATTGATTTTTTCACACAAGTCCAAGCCTTACGTGCTGGTGCATACGAAAGTAGTTTATTTCCAGAAAATAATAAAAAACTAGAAAAAACTGAGTTAGCTATTATAGCGGAGAGAAAAGTGGTCGTGCGTGCTAAAATACACCCAAAATACGACATGACCAGATTAAGGAATGGAGAAATGGTAGGAATACATGATAAAACAGCTGATAAAATAACTGTTTTTAAGTGTGTTAAGGAACAAATTTCCGCTGGACAATTAGTCTATCGGGAGGGATTTGATTGGCAAACAAGCCATGTCGAAGAAATTATCTTTGATGAATTAATATCAATTTCTCAACTAAATAGATTGACTTCACAATTGTTAAGTAAACCGCTTATTACATTGACGGTAATTACTGACCTATTTAGTAAAAATTTGATTAGTTGTGAGAGTGATCTCACGTCTGTGACGTGTTTGTTAATACAATCAGTTAAACAAGCTCGCGAAGCTGTTACTGAGTCACTCAAAATAATACAATCGGATGACGTTAAAGCTTACAACGAAATTAAAACGTATGGAGCTACATTTGTTAAATATGCTAAATGTAATGTATTATGGTTTAAGTTGATTGCAGGATTTTTATTACTTGCAACTCTTGTACCATTATATAATTATTGTAGTACTATCACTGGCCCGACAATAGCGGCCACATCTATTAACGCCACCACCATTGTAGAAGTCAACGCGTGGATTACGCTCATATTCGTCTATATCGCACTTGTTATTTTTAAGCGTTTGATATATCTGCCTATAAAGCAGCTGTATCAAGTTGCTAGATTGCGACGGATAATGAGCACCTGTATCTGTCAGGACAATTATGTCGAAGTACAAGGAGCCTTATCACCTCAAGTGAAATGGCATCTACAAATTGCGCCTAATTTGACACAAAAACAATTTCTTGACCTCAAATGTGATCAAGAAAGATTAGGTTTAAAACAAATTTCACCTGTTGTTGCTTTACCCTTTGATAATGATAGTGTTGCAGAACCTATCATTTATCATATCTGCTCTGCAAATAATTACTGTGCTATCAAACGCCAAGTAACAAATGTACCTTCTTTTGATTTAGATACACTGAGATCATTCAAAAGTTTTTTTGATACATTATTTACCCGAGAATTCCAACCAATATTAGATGGTTTTTCTTATAGTTATAATGAATGGTATAATCATCTTAATGCAAAACAACAAGCTGAATTAAAGCGAGTTGATCCAACTGCCGTTGTTCTAGACAATACTTACACTATGTTTGTTAAAGTCGAAAAACAATTGTATGAAGGTAGTCAAGCTCCGAAAAATCGTTGTATTTGCTGTCCGAAACCTGAACATAAATTTGTTCTCGGACCTGTAACTTACGCTTTAGAAAACCTTTTTTCCAAAACTATTAAAGGCTATTGCGGAGGCAAGAATTGGAATGATCTCGAGGATATTTATAATGAATATCATAATCGAGGACTTGTTAAAACCGTTCAATTAGACGGTAGTGGCTTTGATAAAACACAGCATCAAGAAATTAAGCAGATAATAGATCAAGCTATTTATAAATACATTGCTCCTAAGATACATCATGTGTCTTCAGAAACTTTTTTATTCTACGCCTTACCTGAGTGGCGTAAAATTAAAGTTGAATTTTTCAACAAAACTGGACGTCATAGTCTTGGTTTTGTTGAACAGAGAGGAGCAGTGCTATCCGGTAGCTGCGATACCACGCTTATGAATACGGTACGCATGGCTATATATAATCGGTATGTGATGGAGATCATCCTAAAACTTAAACCCACTGATTATGGGTTGCTAGTTAAAGGAGATGATGCCGTTTGTTTTATGTCTGATTTGATGACTGACAAACGCATCAATAGCGCATATTCGAAAGTATTTTTAACAACAAAATATAAACCAGTCGAAATATTATTACGACATGGTTTAGGCCAAATAGCCAAATATGTTAAAATCGGAAATATTGAAGACGTAGACTTTTGTTCAACATCAACGTTCTACGCTTCGAGCATCAATAGTTATAAAATTACTAGACAATTAACTAGATTTTTGACTATGACGCCTTGGTCACGGAAAGCTTTAACATTTTCCGATGATCAATTAGCTTTCTATAAAATGGGGTTGTATGTGTCCAATTTAAAATGGATGGATGGGTTGCCAATATTCCACAAATATAATGAAACATATTTAAAAACCGACTTGATTGGTAGGTCATTTAAGACCGTTGATGGAATTAAAAAGACAGTCATAACTGAGAAAGATGTAGCTGATATTGATTTTAATGTCTATCTTGATAAGGATTTTATTTTTTCTAATAAAATGAGAGAATCACAAAGAAAACCATCAAGACAAGATTATCAACAGTTTCTTCTATCTAAGTATAATGTAACTGCCACCGATGTTAAAACCATTGAAGATAATATGCAAGATGATACTAGGATAACTAGTATTATGTTTGCTTTTATATTCAATATGTTTTAAACAATTTATCCAAGAGGACCTGGGATTAATTGTGGTGCTGAGAGGACTTCGTAAGAGTAGCACTGTTATACACTGACCAGAACTACGTAAACTAACCTTAAAATAAATATATTAAGGACGTTAGTCGTAGTCAGAGAATGGTATAGATGGAACAAACCATAAAAATGTCATAGATGGAATTGATATGAAGATATTCGAATAACTGAAACAATAATTGTTGACCTTGCTCTTTAGCGTTTAAACTGGAACACAATTATTATCTTCAGCGAAAGTAGACTCCTCATATCTAGCCAAATATCACATTAGAGTTTGTACATTCAAATCTCATGATTAAGAGATTTTCAGTATAATTTATTATAAGCCTGCAGAGAGGATAACTGCATTAAAAAACCTCACAAAAAAC